TGGTCGCGGATCGAAAAGTTATCCGGAGGCGAGAAACGGAGACTTTATCTACTACGTGTTTTGATGGAAGCACCAAATGTACTGATCCTGGATGAGCCAACCAATGATCTGGATATCCAGACGCTGACAATCCTGGAGGATTATCTGGATCATTTTGATGGTATTATTCTGATTGTATCCCATGACCGGTACTTCCTGGATCGTACTGTCAGTCGTATTTTTGCATTTAATGGAGGTGGGAAAATCCGTCAGTCGGAAGGTGGATACTCCGATTATCTGATCCGTGTGGAGCTTGAAAAACCGAAAGACGGACAGACAATTGCAGAAAATATGTCAGATGCAGCTTCTGCACAGACCGGTGAGTCTGACAGCAAAAAGACCTGGAAGCAGCGGGAAAAAAAGCTGAAATTTTCTTATAAAGAACAGCGGGAATACGAGACGATCGATGAGGATATCGCAAAGCTGGAAGAGAAGATCGAAAAGCTGGATCGGGAGATGGTTAAGAATGCCACCAATTCCGTGAAGTTGTCCGAACTTATGAAAGAGAAAGAAGAAACAGAGACAACACTGGAAGAAAAGATGGACAGATGGGTGTACTTGAATGATCTTGCTGAGCAGATAGAAAATCAGTAAAGTGATTGACAGATTTACAGATGATAAAGTATAGGTAGTGAGAATCATATCAATGTATTCGAAGGAGGAGAGGTATATGATGTGGAATAGAGCAGAACTTAAAATGAGAGGTAATATGGCATTTAAGAAGAATTATGTGTCAGCCGTTGTAGTTGCGCTTCTGATGGGAATCTTTGGCACAGTCTCTGGCGAATCCAGTGCAAGACGGGTAAGTGAGAATTCAGATATATATAGTGGAAATTTATTTAATGTGGGAATGATTACCGGATTGCTTGCAGGAATCACAACGGTAGTAATACTGATTGTCCTTGTGGCAAAAGTATTTGTAGGTAATCTCCTGAAAATGGGTGGATACCGGTTCTTTATCCTGAACCAGACTGCACAGCCGGGAATCGGAACATTGCTTGACGGTTTCCGTTCCGGACATTATGTTAATATTGTTCTTACCATGTTTTTAAGAGATTTATTTACTGCACTTTGGAGTCTGCTTTTGGTGGTACCTGGAATCGTTAAGCATTATGAATATCTGATGGTGCCATATATTATTGCTGAGAATCCGGCAATGGATTACAAAGAAGCATTCCAGATCAGTAAACAGATGATGGATGGAGAAAAAATGGAAGCATTTATCATGGATCTGTCATTCCTTGGATGGTATCTGCTGAGTGCGGTTACCTGTGGACTTCTTGCAATTTTTTATGTAAATCCGTATGTACAGGCATCCTTTGCGGAGATGTACACATTCAATAAGCAGAAGGCTTATCAGGATGGATATATCCGGTAAGAGTTTCAGAAGGATAAATTTTAAAATGTAAGAATAGAGCGCAGACGCTGGCTTAAAATGAAGCGTCTGCGCTTTTATTTAGTGGGCGGCCTTCTCCGCAAAGGTAGTCGTAACTAGTTCTTCATAAGGAACACGCTCTTTCAGCTCACCAGAGTTTTCCAGAATATCCTGCAGCAGATTGAAGCTTTCTTCGTTGAAGATCAGATCCGATTTCCAGGTGTCTTGTTCGTAGTAACGGCTGACAATGGTTGTAATTGTAGCGAGATCGGTTTCCTTGAACTGTGGTGCAATGACTTTTGCAATCTCTTCCGGAGTATGGGACTGAACGAAATCCATTCCTTTTTGCAGGGCATTGGTGAATTTTTGGATGATGTTCGGATTAGCATTCAGATAACTTGTTTTGGCACTATAGGCGGTGTATGGGACATAGCCGGAATCAACGCCGAGAGAAGCAACGACATAACCGGAATTTTCCGCTTCAAGGGCAGTAGCGCTCGGTTCAAATTCGATGGTATAGTCTGCCTGCCCACCGGAAAATGCAGCAGCGGTTGAACCGAAATCAATACTCTGGTTGATAGAAAGATCCTTCTGTGGATTAATTCCGTTTTTTTTCAAAATGTATTCAAAGACCATTTCCGGCATGCCACCTTTTCTTCCGCCAAGAACGTCTTTTCCTTTCAGATCATCCCATGAAAAATCCGGCATTTCTTCACGTGCGACCAGAAAGTTTCCGGCGCGTTGCGTAAGCTGTGCGAAGTTTTTGATGACATCGTTTGCACCCTCCTGGTAAGTATAAATCGAAGATTCACTTCCCATAAAGCCAATATCTGCCTCACCGGAGAGGACGGCGGTCATAACTTTATCCGCCCCAAACGGAGTCAACCAGTTAGTACAAGACGCTATAAGAAATCAACAGAGTCAACGGTATGATCAGTATTCAGGTGAATCTCCCGGATAATGGAGTGCCAGAAAGCTCTGCGGTTTTCTTGGGTTAAATTGTAGTACATTGTTCTAAAGTCTGTATTCAGCAGCTCTTCCAGATAAGCATAATCAGGTTCTAATTCCGGAGCCGCATTTAACAATTCATTCAGTTCGTTTTCAATCCGATCATATTCTTTGCTGTAATAATCCCATTCGATTCTTCCTTTCTGGAAGAGAAGATTTAATCGTTCTAATTCTTTCTGGAGCTTTTCCGGAGTCTGAACTTTCTTCTTTTTTTCTTGTTCCTTTTCAATTTTTTCACATTTTATTTTAAATTTATTGTATTCGTATTCCAGATGATCAATCAGGTATCGTTCTATAAGATTCTGACTAACCATATGTCTGTAAGAACATTTATGATCAATAAAAGCTTTGTTGCATCGGTAATAGCAGTATACTTTTTTGGCACCGGTTTTCCTGTTGATAATGGACGAACCGCCTCTTGCGCTAAGCCTGCGTCCACAGATCGGACAATTTATCATGCCGCTGAAAAGATAAATCCGGCCAGAAGGAGCACGCTTAACATTTGCGTTCTGTATTTCCTGCAGATTATTCCATTCGGATTCTGTCAGGTAAGCAGGACAGTATGGAATTCCGCGATAGGTTCCTTTGTAAAATTCACTCGACAGCAGTGTTCGCATATTCGCCCATGTAAAATCCGGATCATAATTTTCCTGAATATAGCGCATGGAAAGCCCTTTTGCATGGTGCTTAAAGAAAAAACGATAAAAAGCATTTACAGTGTCTTCTCGATCAGGATCTTTTACCATGCGTTTTACGCCGTCAATGATTCCAGATTTGTAGCCGTACCCCATATTCACATCGCCGAAGATCAGCTTTCCCTGACGGATAGATGCTTCATTTACGAATTTGATACGTTCGCTGGTGGTATCGACCTCATTCTGACCGATAGACAGGACTACATTCAGCTGCAACCGTCCGTCTCTGGTTTCCATATTGATTCCGGGTTCACTGGTGCTGATCCAATGGACGTTATTATCGTCCAAGACTTCCTGTACCTTGTAAAAATCAGACAGGTTACGGAACCATCTGTCAATCCGCCAGAAGATGATCACATCAATTTTTCCGGCTTTTACATCTTCGAGGAGTGAATGGATAGCTTTTCTCTTTTTTAATTCTTTACGGGCAGTTTTACCCTCGTCAGCATAAACTCCAGCAACGGTCATATTATGTTCTTTGGCGTAATTGGTCAGGTACTGCTTTTGTGCTTCCAGGGATTTACCGTGCATCATCTGTTCAGCGGTAGACACACGGATGTAAATGGCGCAGCGTTCAATTTTACTTGGCATATTATATCACCTTTCTCTTCAATATACGTAAAAATGAGTATAAAAATAACAGCCAGAGAACTTTTGTTCTCTTGCGCGGCTGCTCCGAAGATGATACACTATATTTTGAACGTACTGGTGTATCCTTCGGGGCATTAGTCTTGAGCCGTTCCTGTTGGCGCAGGAGCGGTTTTATTTTGAAAAAATGTTTATATAACGTAAAAGACCTCGCATTTCTACGAGGTCTTTCAATAAATACGGCTCGCCAGATGACTGGGAGCATTGTCTTGTATACTGCCGGTTAACGGCTTTGTTTTAGCTTATTTATTATATACCTCATTATATGAAAATGTCAATAAAATATGTTGATTTTTAAAATTTTCTATTTGTAAAGTTAGAAATAATTTCCTGATCTATGCGATCAAGCTTTTCGTTGGAAAGCTTTACATTGCTTAAAATATCGAAATTAGTTTTCGGATCATAAATTCGTATTTTGCTGATGGTTGTGATTTGTCCAACTAAAGCAATACTACCAAGTTTTGCTTTATTGATTTCGTTTCTCATTCTTTTTAATAACAATAAATCCCTTGCACAATCCTCTAAATCCTTTTGGAATTTATGCATGTCTTCTGGATGAGTTTTGTAAGTGGCGTCAACTTCTTTCTTGAGGTCAAAGACTTTCTTTTCCAGAGGTCTTTGAATATAAGTAATTTTGGAAACTAACCCTGTGTATAGTTCGTTACCTAAATAGATACAACCTTTATGAAGATGATCTACATCAGATTTCTTCTTAACAGAGGTAAGCGGAACAACAGTTATTACAGGGGAGTTCTTTGAATTATTTTTTTCGACAACAACGCAATAGTGCAACCCACCTTCTTCGCTACCAATATTATAACCAAGATGGACTTTTATGATTTCACCTCGTTTGTATCTTCTTAAACTGGATGGGGAAAAACGAGATTCAAAATCGAGAAAAGTAGACCAATCTTCAAGCCAATAACTTAATTTGTCAGCTTTTCCACGGGTTTTAGAATCTGGACTATTGATCAAAGAGTCGATATAGTGTTCCATTTTTGCCAAAGCCTTTTCTTTATGTCGTTTAAGCTCTTCTTTTGTTAAATTACGTCCCATATATTCACCTCATTTCTTTTGGAAACAAAAATGTAATTGTTTATATAGTTACGATTAGTTCTCTTGCGCGGCTGCTCCGGAGATGATACAATATTATTTGGAATTGGGTATCTCTTCGGAGAACTTAATAGAAACATATTGGAGTATGTTTCATCGCTCGACCGTTCCTGTTGGCGCAGGAGCGGTTCTTTTATTTATATTATTCTGTCTGATCAAGGGTTATAGTTTTTGTTATTCCGGAAACTGTTACCTGATAGGTAATCTGCTTGCTTGAATCGGAATAAGAAAACTCTTTTGTATCGTCCAGAGAGGCGAGAAGAGCGGAATCGGTTGCTTCTTTGTCTCTGGTAGATGTCCAAGTATATTCTTCAGAATATTCTGTAGGAGCAGTATAGGTTCCAACCCAGTAAACAGCAGTTGTATTCCCCTCATCCATAATCCAGTTTATTGTGATGGTATCCTCAGTAATATCTGCCTGCATCCAAGTACCGTCATCATCTTTGTACTCCCATTTTCCAGTAAGCACAACAGGATCTTTGACTTCTTCCTTTGCTTCCTCTTTTGGAGTTTCGGCAGATGCTTCTGTCTTCTTGGATGATTCTTTTGTTCCTTTTGATGAATCGGAGCTATTGCCACAGGCTGTAAACGACAGTGCCATGCTTCCGATCAGAATCAATGCTACAAGTTTCTTTTTCATAATTTTCCTCCTCATAAAAAGTGTTTCTATATAATCGCATATGCGGTTATACCAATTTCATCACCGATAACTGCGGTATAAAATACACTACATAATTATCCACTTGTTTACAGATCCCGTACTTATTACTTTTTTTTATAAAATGACAGAGTGATCATTACATTTCCGCAATCTATGGATTCGTATGTTGCTATTACATAACGGTTCGGAGAAAGATAATCGTGTATCATGTCCTGCAATTGACCTTTATGGATATAACCGATATTTGTATTTTTCCAAGTGAAAAAAATTGCACGGCTATCGTATTTGTTTGTTGGTTCCGGCTGAATACCAAGCGAAGAACCGAATGGAATATCGAAATAAAAAGGTTCTTTAGTGTAGAGGTTAACCTGATTATAATTGTACGCTAAGTTATAAGAATTATCATTAATATGTAATATTCCAGGAACAGAAGGCGCGATATACTGCTTTAACTGGAACGATGAAGGTGAAGAAGAAAAAGCTTTAAATATATCGTAAATCCATCCAATTCCGAATAAACCAAATGTGAAAAGGTAAAGAATCCCCATTCCAATTTTTTTATCAATAAATTTATGAAGACCAAACCATCCACCCAAAATAGTTACAATAATTCTAACTGTTTTATTCATAAAATCCTCCAATCTGCGTTAAAAATAAATACATGAATGTGTGTTTGTATCCGCTTAAAATTTTCGCCGTAGTTCTACAACTTTCCCGATAATTTTAACAGGCTTCTCGCTGATTTCTTTTTGGCTGAAATACATAGGTTCGTAATTAGGATTTAGCGAAATAAGAGCAATACTATCTGCATATTTCTTTAGCCTTTTACATACGCCATCGTTTCCGTTGATAAGAGCAATAACGATTTCGTCAGACTCGGCATCATCTTGTTTTCTAACAATTACTGTGTCTCCGTTATGAATATCTGGTTCCATTGAGTCACCACTAATTTTTAATCCAAAAAACTCACCTGTTTTTGCTAATTCTTCAGGGATTTCTTCTTCATCTACAATATCCGTAATGGCTTCTAGTGGAATGCCGGCGGCAACGCGTCCAAGAACTTTTATTATATTAGATTTAGGAAAAGGTTGCTCGGTATGTTCGTCTATTAAAAAAGATTTTTCAATATGGAAATAATCGGCAAGTCGTTGAACTTTTCCCATTCTTGGCAAAGCTATACCTTGACACCATGTATTAAATGTTTGTGGAGAAACAGATATCGCATCAGCGACTTCTTTTTGGGTTTTATTTGCTTTGGACAAATAAAAGTTTAAGTTCTTAGAAAAAATTTTTTTCTGTTCTATATCAGTCATATTTTGTCACCTCTTTCATAATCACATACTACAATATAATTTGACTAAAATCAACTAAAAATCAAAAAAAATTGTATTTTAGTGTTGACATCAAATTAAATTTGATTTATAGTATAAGCGTAACGAGGAAAAATAAGATTTGTGGGAGGTGAATAAATTGAATAAGTTAAAAATTTCCCTTGCGGCGGCTAGAGTAAATGCTGAAATGACTCAAGAAGATGTAGCAAAGGAGATGCATGTCTCGAAAAATACAGTGGTAAATTGGGAAAAAGGTAAGTCAGAGCCTACAATTTCACAAAGCAGAGAACTTAGTAAGCTTTACAATATGCCATTGGAGTATATTTTTTACCCTAATAATCAAATTAAATTTGATGCAAAATAGATAGAGGGAGAGAGGTAAGAATGTGAAACTAAGAAAAATAATTGGTTGGATACTGGTTTTTACGCCATTACTTCTTGTGACTGTTGGCGAACGTTATTTTCCAACAGATATAAGCATTATGGTGATGCGGATATTGATGGCGCTTGGTTTATTGAGCATCAGCGTTGTGGGAACGTGCCTTATATCAAATGAATTGCCGATAAGAATAATTGTTGAGAAAGATGAAGAGGGAGAGAGGTGAGAAAATGCCTGAGACAGTAGAAAGAAAACCATTCAAATCAATTCACATCAACATCGATAAAGGAATTTGCTTATTAAATGGTGAGGCGCTTTCAATGGTGAGCCGGTGCTGTTTGGAATTCAACAATGGGAAATGGTCACTTTTAATCACGAGGGATGAGCTTTACAGCCAGGAAGTAAGCGAGAAAAACTAATGTAGCATCGATACAATTTTGCTGATTATGTCAAAAATTAGATTCACTTTATTTTGTAAACGATTTTCCATGTAGATAATGGCAGAATCTTTCAGTAAAAATCCAAAATCAGAATAAAGTTTTATCAAACCGTTTGTGGATAATTCGGTAAGGGCATCAGCAATATCGTCTTCGAGAATTCCTTGAAGAAATTCTGTTTGAAGAGCAGAGGGATAAGAAAAGAGAATAGCCTCTGTTTTAGACATACCGATTTTTCTTCGGTTTTGATATTCATCGTAGATAAGACGAAGAATTCTGTATGTATCGTTTGTAAGTTGCATCATAATGTCTCCTTTTATAATTACTCAGCATGGTAGTGCCGGTATTTAAAGTATAGGAGAAAATACAATTATTTGCAACAGATGAAGAGGGAGCGCAGATTACTTCGGCGTAACCGTGGATTATTTTCTGGAAGAGTAAGGAGGGATGAGATGGAAATAGTGGTTGTCCTGTATATTGTTGGAATTGCTTTAATAATGGGATACCTGATAAATAGATATCCCAGAGAAAGAGTAGCTATTATATTCCTTTGCGCAATCGTTGTATTACAAGTTATCCAAAAATGTCTTCATCAAAAATAAAAAGAACAATGCATATGTAACAGCTAAAAGACGTGGAGATGCGAAACCGAGTAATAGGCTAAAAAATGCAATTGCTGGTAGTTCAATCCATATAAGAGCGAATATCATACGAATTTTTGAACGATATTGCTTGTAGTTAATCCGATAAGAAATACTGCGAACAGGGAGATGAGCTTGTTTACATAGTTTGTCATATGTTTTGGAAATCTGATCGCAAATTCGGAACCATTGATTATAGCCATATTTATCCTCTTGCAGAGCAGATGGTTTTTCAAGCCAGCGAATCTCTTGACGTAAAACAGGATCAATAAGAAGAGAATGTGAGTTTTCTAATTCATAGTATTTAGAAAGAAAAGCATTTATGTCGTTAAGAGATACTTTTTTGTATAAAAAAGGTTCGATTTCTAAAAAGAGTGGATGGTATACCTTATCTAGTCTTTCACGAGCTAAAGTAGATAAATTAGAGTTTCGACTAATTAGTAATGTAAAGATGCCAAGAGTAAGAGTGACAGATGGCTCTAATAAAATATTTATAATTTTTTCTAAATCGATATTTGATACAAACGAAAGCATGATGATTATCCTTTCATAATTTGATACGGAAATTATACCAGACAGTAGCAGGACAAATCAACAAGTACAACCAGCACCGCATAAACTTCAATAGAAAGTAGGTGATAAATATGAAACTCGATATCGAAAAAATCATACAGGTGATGATTTCTTTATTGGAAGAACAGGAAAAAGTGAAAATTACATATACCATTGAGAAAACCGCGTAAGCGGTACCAGTTGGACAAGCAAAGGAGGGATAAGAGATGTTTTACAAGATCGCAAAGACACTCAGCGTAACGGCAAGTATTATCGGAATCTTGATGATGGCTGGTGCGTGCTCAGTGAAAAGTCAGGAGCTGTTTTACTTATATGCAGCACTTGGAATCACAACACTTACTACCGGAGCATTTGCACTGGAATATTTCCGGATGCGGGAATGGCAGTACCGGAAAAGGAAAATAAGGGAGGCGAGGGAGCATGCCAGAAGAGAAGCAGCGTAAGAGCATGAGAACGTCAGAGCTTGATAAGATGATCAACAAACTGCAGTCGCTGGAAAGGGTTGACGGTACATCCGAGTATTACAAGAATAATGCGATTGCATACTTGTCGGATCTGGCAAATCATCTGGATAGGATAGGCGTAAAGACAATAAAAATGCGCCCGGAAGTTGCAGCTTCCATTGGCGCACATAACAAAAATACCAATTAAATTATAGGAAAGTCGGAGGAGAAAGTCAATGATCAAAGTTGAAAATGGAATGTGTGAAATTAAGGCAGTGGATGGAGTTCCGGATATAATGACGGATCTATCATGTATTATCCGAAGCATTAGAACAGCCATGGTGGAGAAAAGAGACTATAGCGAAGCTGAAACAAAAAAACTCGTTGAACAGGCAGTAAGGCTTGGCTTTGCAACAGATGAAGAAGTCACACAGGAAGCAATGGCGGTAATGGGTAAAGTGATGATGCTTCTGAAAAATCTGCCACTTCAGAGGAAGATGTGTACCTAAAGGGGGCGTGATAATGGAAAAGAAACCATTGATTATTCGGTGCTCTGATGGGTGGATCTACGGCTTGTTCGGTTATTACGAGGAAGCGGTAGAAGTGGCAGAACAGCATATAGACGGAACAGAACATACATATATCATCATATGAAAAGCGTGAGGAAAAGATGGAACCTTATAAAATCTATGATTTTGAAGATGAAAAAGCCTGGCTGAAGGGGCGGTTAAACGGAATCGGCGGAAGTGATGCAAGTGCTGTGGTTGGAAAGAACCCATACAAAACAAACATTGAGCTGTTTGAAGAAAAGACCGGCAGAAGGATTGCACCAGACATTTCAGAAAAGCCTTATGTGATCTATGGGAAAGAGGCGGAGCAGTTCATCAGGGAGCTGTTCCGCCTGGATTATCCACAGTATCAGGTCGCGCACCATGAATTCCGGATCTTGCAGAGTCTGGAGTATCCGTTCATGCAGGCTTCTCTGGATGGGGAGCTGGTTGATCAGGACGGCCGGAAAGGGATTCTGGAGATTAAGACCACCAACATTCTGCAGTCTATGCAATATGAGAAATGGAAGGACCGGATCCCGGATAACTATTATATCCAGATTCTGCATTATCTGCTTGTCACCGGATATGAGTTTGTTGTCCTCCGGGCGCATTTGCGGAGCAACTGGGGAACAGACGTCCGGACACAGGTGAAGCATTATTTTATTGAAAGAGCAGAAGTCCAGGCTGATCTGGATTATCTGCAGGAGGAAGAAATCAAGTTTTGGAAGTATGTGGAAAGCGGACGGAAACCGCCACTGATACTTCCAGAGATCTAAAAAAGAAGGAGGAGCGTATGGAATTACGGATCACAAATCCGCAGGAGAATTGGCTTACAGAGCAGATCCTGTGGAACAACGAGGAATTAAAGGCTGCGATTGCCGAGAAGGTAAAGGATTACAAGACGATTGCCTACACAGAAGATTCGCTCAAAGATATGAAAGCAGACCGGGCGGATCTGAACAAGTTAAAGAAAGCTTTTGAGGACGAACGGAAACGTGTCAAGAAGATCTGCATGGAGCCGTATACCAAGTTTGAGCAGCAGGTCAAGGAGATCACAGCACTGATCGATGAACCGATCGGACTGATTGACTCCCAGATCAAGGAGATCGATGAAAGCCGCAAAGCTGTAAAACGGGAAGAGATTGAGGAACTGTTTTTGACCATCGGATTCCAGAGCTTTGTGAAGCTGGACATGATCTGGGATGAAAAGTGGCTGAATGCAACGGTTACGCTGCCAAAGATTGAAGAGCAGATGAAGAGCCGGATGTACCAGATCGGTACGGATGTGGTGACGATCAGCAAGCTTCCGGAGTTTAAGTTTGAAGCAATGGAAGTTTACCGGAAGACACTGGATATGAACCAGGCGATTCAGGAAGGGCAGAGGCTTGCCGATATCCAGAAGAGAAAGCTGGAAGCAGAACGCATGGAGGCAGAGCGGAAAGCAAGGGAAGCGGAAGAGGCAGCGAAGCAGCAGACTGCAGCTGAACAAAAGGAAGAACCTGCAGCAGAGGAGGAAACAGCATCCGGATCTGTACCGGAAGCTTCGGCAGAGGAAACTGCTTCAATTCCGGAAGAGGAAGAACCGGTATTCCAGCTTGATTTCCGTGTATGGGGAACCATGGAGCAGATCATGGCGCTCCGTGAATATATGTTAAAGAATCAGATTCGATTCGGAAAGGTGGAATAAGATATGGCAGTAAATAACAGTCTGGCAAGACAGGACCAGTCAATGAAGTTATCTGTTTACCTGCAGAACGATGCAGTAAAGAAGCAGATCAATCAGGTCGTTGGTGGAAAGAATGGGACAAGGTTCATTTCCAGTATTGTAAGTGCGGTGCAGAGTACACCGGCGCTGCAGGAGTGTACAAGCCCGAGTATCGTAAACGCTGCATTACTCGGAGAAGCGCTGAATCTTTCACCGTCCCCGCAGCTTGGTCAGTTTTATATGGTCCCGTTCGATAATAAGAAGAAAGGCTGCAAGGAAGCACAGTTCCAGCTTGGATATAAAGGGTATATTCAGCTGGCAATCCGTTCCGGTTACTACAAAAAGCTCAATGTGCTTGCAATCAAAGAAGGGGAGCTTGTCCGGTATGATCCTCTGGATGAAGAAGTGGAGGTTAATCTGATCGAGGATGATATCCTTCGGGAAGAAGCTCCGACCATGGGATACTTCGCAATGTTCGAGTATGAGAATGGTTTCCGGAAGACCTTGTACTGGTCAAAGAAGAAAATGCTTGCACACGCTGAGAAGTATTCTTTTGCGTTTTACAAAAACGGTGGAGCAAAATCTCTGGAATTACTGGAACAGGGCAAGATTCCGGAAAAGGATATGTGGAAGTATTCTTCATTCTGGTTTAAGGATTTTGACGGAATGGCACTGAAAACCATGCTCCGTCAGCTGATCAGCAAATGGGGAATCATGAGTATTGATCTCCAGAATGCTATTGACAAGGATATGGCAGTGATCCATGAGGACGGAAAGACAGACTATGTGGATGCAGTGAAGGCGGAAGATGATGGAGTGGTATCCGATCAGGAGTTACAGGAGGTCCAGGAAGACCAGCCGGCAGCGCCAGGAACACAGCAGCCGGATCCGAAGGGTATTGAGGCATCATTTTTTGGATAGATTTAAGAAAGGGGAAAAAGAATTATGCAGCACATTAACTTAGAAACATTTGCAAACGGAGCATTTACCGCGCAAGTAAACCGGGCAATCGAAGAGGTCACGAAGAACATCCAGGATCCGAACACGGATGCCGGCACAGCGAGAAAGATTACGGTAACGATCGCATTTAAGCCGAATCAGGAAAGAAACTTCATTGCAACCGGAGTTCAGACGAAGACAACCCTTGCACCGGCACTCGGAGCAGTCACTGCATTGAGCATGGGAAAAGATCTCCGCACCGGCGAAGTGGAAGCAGTCGAGATCGGCAACCAGATTCCAGGACAGATGTCTGTACAGGACGTTCCGGGAGTTGTACCAGAAGCAGGAACTACAGTGGTAGATGGAAAAGTAATTGATAAAGCTACTGGAGAAGTTGTGGCGGATTCAGTTCCGGAACACGCAGGCAAAGTCATTGATTTAAGAACAGCAAAACAGGCATAGGAGGAGTAAGACGATGGAAGGATTAAAAGAAGCAATTGAATTTATCACAAATCTGAAAGAAGGCAGCATGGAGCCGAAGGTGCTTGATATCAACGGTAATACATACTGTAATAAAAATCTGACAAGATACCATTATTTCCCGAAAGCAGATTCCCTGAGTGTCAACACCCTGACATCCATTGTGGACTATATCAAGGGAAAACCGGAAGAACTCCGGGAGACCATGATCCTGCATGTGATCAGTCCGACAGAAGTAAGACTGTATTCCGGACTGGTGGACGAACGCAACAGGGAGGAGCTTATGAGGGCAGATGCCATTGTAAATGAATTCCGGTTTGACCGTTATTATGACCAGGAACGTTTTCTGATCGAGCTGCAGGCAAACTTCATTGAATCCGATGATCTGACTGTCCTGAAGCAGGTTGCCGGAAATATCGAGTCAGGAACAACGGCGAATTATGATGATGATGGTGTCAGCCAGAAAACCACAATTAAGAGCGGGATTGCAAATAAGACGGATGTGATCGTACCGAATCCGGTGAAGCTCAGACCGTATCGTACCTTTGCAGAAATCGAGCAGCCACAGAGCAGTTATGTATTCCGGATCCAGGACAGTGACCGTGGACCATCCTTCAAGCTTGTGGAAGCAGACGGCGGTTTATGGAAGAATGCAACCATGAAGAAAATCAAAGAATATCTGGCATATGAACTGGCAGAGGAACTTGAAAAGTACAACATTACGATTATCGCGTAGAAAATAGCATCTCCTTAAAAATAATATATCACACGTAACCTGATAACAAGAAAGCAAGCCGGCATTATGCAGCATCTGTTGTGTAAGTGCCGGCAGAAAGGAAAAAGGGAATGACATCGGTAATGTTTACAGTTCCGGGCAAGCCGCAGGGAAAAGCCAGGGCGCGGACGTATTATAATGTATCGACAAAGAAGCACTGTTCCACTACGCCGGAGAACACGGTTCTGTATGAGAACTTCATCAAGGATCGGTATCTGCAGATGGCAAAGGGAGCGTTCCTGGAAAGAGAAAAGCCTGTGACGCTCCGGATTATTGCAAGGTATCTTCCGCCAAAGAGCGTATCGAAGAAAAGGAAGCTTGATATGCTAGAGGGAAGAGAGCTGCCGCTGAAGAAACCGGATATGGACAATATTGTGAAGGTGGTAGCAGATGCACTGAACGGGGTTGCTTATCACGATGATACGCAGATCGCACTGGTTCAGGCAAAGAAATGTTATTCGGCGGTAGAGGGGCTGGATGTGACAGTTGAGGAGTATACCGGATAAAAAGGAAGGAAATGTAAGAAGTGGCAGGACGACCAAAACAAGGAATTGATTATTCCGGATGGTCGGTTGACATATTCGATGGTGATAAGAAAATAGACAAACTTCTCGATGCAAAAGGATGGAAGGGATTCGGGATCTACTTCTTTTTGTGTCAGAGGGCATATAAAGTAAACGGGTATTTCTACGAATGGGGCTATGACGACTGTGCAACGACAGCAAGGCGGATGGGCGGCGGCATCGGTTCCGGTACAGTAAAAGAGACTGTGGATTACTGCCTGCAAGTGGATCTTTTTGACAAAGGGTTATTTGACAGGTGGGGGATCTTGACCAGTAGAGGTATCCAGCGTCGTTTTTGGGCGGTACTATCCGAGCGGCGGAGTAAAACAGTATATGGTGAGTATTGGCTTTTGAAACCCGAAGAATGCAAAGGTCTAGTTAAAGTCAGCTTATTTTCGGATGTGCAACCGACAAATGATGATGTGCAACCGACAAATGATGATGTGCAAGGGACAAATGAGGATTCGCTTTATAGAAAGGAAAGTAAAGTAAAGAAAAGTAATGTATATAAGGGCGCTTTCAGCGATTCTTCCCTTGAATCAGCTTTTCAGTTCTATCTCCTTGTCCGATCACAGAACTGGGGAGAGATCTCTGAAGAGCAAGTAAATGCTTTGAGAGAGGATTTATTATCATTGTCCTCTGATCTGGCTGAACAGAAAGCAATCCTGAATAAAGCTGCAGCTGGTGGATGGAAGAATTTATATCCTGTTCAAAGCAAGAGAAAGCCAAAAACAAAGAAGCAGCCAGAGAAACAGGGAAAGTTTAAGAATTTTGAAGAGCGTGAATATGAGGACATGACAGATCTTACAAGGAAGTTGATGCAGCGATGAAAAAGAAGAATGGGAAACGGAGTACGTTCCTGAGAACTGGAAGCAGGAAGAAACGGAAGATTATTAAGCGTGGGAAGTAGGAGGATTGATGATACGCAGGAGTAATTGAGAATAGCACTAATTGATGTAGACGGACACAATTTTCCCAACCTCCCATTGATGAAATTATCGGCATGGCATAAGAAAAATGGAGATCAGGTTGAATGGTATGATCCGCTGACTGCATGGCTAAATCCACCAGACATGGTATATATGAGCAAGGTGTTTTTGTTCACACCTGATTATCCGCATCCGGTATGTGCCGGAGAAATAATCAAGGGTGGTACAGGATATGAGTATCCGTCTGGAGGGAAGCCGTTGCCGGACGAAATTGAGCATATCTATCCAGATTACAGCTTGTATCCGGAGCTATGTAGAGATACCGCCTACGGATTCTTGACAAGAGGATGTCCGAGAGGGTGTGCTTTCTGCATCGTGAAAGAGAAAGAGGGACGGAAAAGTCACAAGGTAGCCGATTTGTCTGAGTTCTGGAACGGTCAGAAGAATATAGTTTTACTGGATCCGAATATGTTCGCTTGCCGGGGATGGCAAGATCTGAGCCAACAGCTCATTGATAGCAAGGCTTGGATAGATTTCTCCCAAGGTTGTGACATAAGGATTATGACTGAAGAAAAAGCAGAATACATCAAACAAATGAAGATTAAGCAGATTCATTTTGCATGGGACAGATACCAGGATAAGGACATTATTGTACCGAAATTCCAGATGTTTCAAAAGCTGACTGGATGGGACAGGCGGAAAATGACGGTGTATGTCTTGTGCGGATTTGATACAACATTGGAGCAAGACCTTGATCGGATATATACGCTTAGAGATTTGGGATATGCACCTTACGTGATGATATACGACAAATACAAATTAAAGAAGCGTGATCCGCTGAAAAGAATGCAGAGATGGGTAAATTCCAGATACGCATTTATGGCATGTGAACGGTTCGAAGATTATACAGCTTAGAAATAAACAGCACCTTGACAATTGAACATTGATGGTTGGAATGGTATAATTTCCGTATCAAATGTACGGGAGGAAATGCCAATGAAGAAGAATGAATGGAATGATTTTATCAACGAGCAACTTGATATGAAATGCAAACTGATAGATGAAATCAGTACGGAGTTATTAAACCTTGAAAACCTAAATTATGATTTTGTTACGTCTGGAAAGATAGAGGAAGAATCCGTAAAACTAAAAATTGATGATGAATATTGTAAGAAAGAATGGATTATTAGCATTAAAGATGTTTATTCCAGATGTGTAGCAGATAAATTAACACCGGAAGAGGCAATAAAGAAGATTATTAAAGAAAAAATTGAAGAGAGATAACTCTTTTACCAACCATCAATATTCGGTGGTTGGTATTTTTATGCCTAAAAACAGGCAGAAAGGTTGAATAAAATGAGTTGGGCAGATAAGCAGTTAAAGAAGCATAAGCTCCGAAAACAGATCAAAGAGATCATGGATAATCCGGAGTTTCAAAAGGAACGCCAGAAGGAATTGGATAAACACACAGCAGAGGCAATGAACTGCTTCTTGCTGATCAGTGTAGATTATTTGTACCGGAACTATCATTGCAAAAGAAAGGGAGTTTTGAAATATTTGGAATTTGTTTTACACCAGATGCATTTTGCACAGAAGGACGAGGAATATTTTCAGCTGATGAATGAAGAGCTGGAGAGGGAAGTTGGTGTGAATGTGCTGGGGACGTTGAAAGGGGAGTAAGAAGATGAACAATAACTGGATTTCAACAGCAGATCGACTTCCGGATCAACGGGAGTTCATAGAATCATATGTCAGAAGTGCATATGCAGCGGAGTTTCTGGTCACGATCGAGGGAGCTGATAAGGCAACAACGCTGTATTATTCCCAGACAGGTGTCTGGTTCGATGAACAGGGAGAACCGTATAAGGTTGTGGCGTGGATGATGCTCCCGGAAAGGTATAAAGGATAATGGAAGAAGATAAATATACAATGTATGCGGTAAAAAAGATTTGTATCTGGATGATAACAGCTATAACCATTCTGATAGCAATGAAATGGACTGGATCGGCATGGTGCTTATGGGCGTTTTGCATTCCGGCTATATTAGAGTGATGAGGGATAGAAGGTGATAATTTGCAGGAGAAACGAAGCAGAAAAGAGCAGCGGAGAGATAGACAGCAGCATTATGAGGAACTGGAGAGCCGGCATGATGCAAAAGCGTTGGAGAGATTCAAAAGACCGGCTTACCAGAGCGTAAGCGTTGCGGAATATCTGGCAAGGAAATATGACATTACAGCGGAGGTGGATACCATTGCAGACCGAAGAAAAAGAAATGACGGAAAATGAGAAAAAGAAAGAGTATCTGAGACAGTACAGGATCCATGTCCGGAGGATACATAGAATCAATGCGGAAATAGCAGAGTTGCGATCTATGAAGATTTCCCCATCGATGAATAATGATGGGATGCCACACGGGAGCAGTCAGGGAGATCTGTCCGGTTATGCTGCAGAGCTTGACCGTATGGTATCGGAGCTGATAAAAGAACGATATGTACGGATGGTGGAATATCAGGAGATTGTACGGCAGATCAAAAGGCTGCGGAGCGAAAATGAGAAAGACGTGCTGTTTTACCGATATATCCGTGGGATGGATTGGTGGGAGATTGCAGAGAAGATGAAGTTTTCAGAACGGCAGATCTATAGATTTCACGGGAAGGCACTGGTAAATTTTCGGCTTCCGGGGAAAGATGTCAGTGAATGTCAGTAACATCTGTGGTATTATGATAACATCGAGAAGCGAAAGAAAAGAGCTTTTCGGATGTGACATTTTCACAATAAGTTCTCCGATGGTAAGTGTGGTAAAAGGGCGATCTGGTGACAGGTCGTCTTTTTTGTTGAAAAATATTAACATAAGTGATATTATAATGACAAAATACACTGATTTGTAATAAAAAGGAGAGAAAAAAGATGTTTTCATATTGGGCAATTTTTAATGGATTGTTGGTTGTAGGTTTAGCATTTGCTGCATATCCAGGAGTAAAATCAGGGAAAAAAACTATTTTAGCACAAGTTTATGATGGTACACAACATATTGCATCAGCTACGAAGAATAATAAAGGTGAAATACAACCTACTGATGAAGAAAAAGAGTACATAAATGAACGGATAGAGATAATAATTAAAGAGAAATTGCATTATATTATAGGTTTTGTAATGTCGGCAGTAGGAACACTGGGATCTGTATGGATAAATGATACATCTTTGAGTATTTGTGAAAAAAGGTTGGAATTGGTATTAGCAATTATGATGTGGTGGATGGTGGCACTGGTTCTAAGGTATTTTTTGGAAAGACATTTATTTAAAACGATTACCGATAATTACAATTATGAAAAAGAAGTATTATCTAATGGTGATATATTTATACAGGATGATGAAGTGAACATGAACAATGAAAATAAAAAATAGCAGATAAATGCACCCTTCGGGGTGCTTTTCTAATACACAAAATTGGACCATTAGATCAGTGGTAGATCGACCGCCTCATAAGCGGTATGTCACATGTTCGATTCATGTATGGTCCATCGTAGAACAGAAGGTGAAAATATATGGCAGCAGGAAACCCTAGAAGTGCGAACGGTAACCTAAGAAGAAAGCACCGAGCAAGACTGAAAGCAATAGGCGGTGAGTGTGGAATATGCAGAGGCAGGCTTGGCCCCATACATTACAATGAACCAAGCGACAGTGATCATCCGCTATCGTTTGTGATCGATGAGATCAAACCTGTGTCCAGATGGAAAGAGTTTGGATACGCCTCCAGGGAGGCAGCGGCACAGGACTGGAACAACCTGCAACCGGCGCATTACTGTTGCAACGCAGCGAAAAGCAATAAAACGTTGAATGAAATGCAGAGGAGCCAGCAAAAGCCCAAAATGAACGTTACAGATGGGGAATGGTGAGAACTGCAAACAGAGGGTGGGGAGGGTACCCCGCCACGCGGCGGCGGCGACCATCGCTGTCCAGCGCCGATTTACACACAGGAAAATTTTTGAAAGGTGAATTTAGATGGGAAGAGCTAAGAAAATGGCAACTGTAACAAGCGAGGGAAGCCGCTTGGAACGCTTGGAAAATTTGGCACTGATTCTCGCAAAACAGATTGATATATGCGCGAAAGATGTTGTTGATGGTCCAAAGACAATGCCACAGCTCTCCAGGCAATACAGAGAAACAATCAAAGAAATTGAAGAAATAAAAGGAATGGAGAAAGACGATGACGAAATCGGAGAAATCCTGTCGGCACGAAAAGCTGATGGGAAGCCAGACACCGTCCGATAGAATTGTTCCGGATTACGCTTATACGGATGGCCCCGATGCGGTAAAAGTGCTTGCGGTCGGGAAATTGATTGTGGATCCGTGGCAGAGTGAAGTGCTGAATGATTGGATGGGGCGTACAGAGGATGATGTTTGGTCAGCGCCGACATGTGGCTTATCTGTTCCAAGACAGAACGGGAAAACACTGGATACTTCCGGGCGGATTGCATCCGGAATGATTCTGTATGCAGAATGGGTTATATACACAGCTCATCTGCAGAAAACTGCAACAGAAACCTTTATGGAATTGCGCGGCTTGTTTGAAAGCAGAGGACTCCGTAAGTATGTAAAAGAAATTAAGGCGGCACTCGGAAGAGAACAGATTATTCTAAAAAATGGTGGAAGAGTAGTATTTGTTGCCAGAACAAGGAATGGTGGTCGAGGACTGCATGGCGACTGTCTTGTGTTTGATGAAGCACAGGAATTGACAAGCGAGCAGCAGGCATCTTTTTTGCCGGCAATATCAGCGTCAAGGAATCCACAAACGATTTATCTTGGAACACCACCGGATGAAAATTGTACCGGCACAGTATTCCGGAAGATAAGAAAACGGGCAACGGAAGGTGAGAGCAAATCCACAGCTTGGACAGAATATTCTGTGAAAGAGATTGGAGATGTTACTGATCGTCAGAGATGGGCGGATTGCAATCCGGCACTGGGGCGAAGAATGACAGAAACAACCATAGCTGCAGAGTGCGAACAGATGGATGCGGACACGTTTGCAAGAGAGCGTCTCGGCTGGTGGTCGCCAATCAACAATGATCAGGACTATGCAATTGATAAGAAGAAATGGGAAGCGTGTGCTTCAGAAAAAGAAAAGCCGGAAGGGAAAACTGCTTATGGCGTAAAGTTTTCTTCTGATGGTTCGGCGGTAGCATTATGCGGAGCTGTCTGTCCGGATGCAGGGAAAGCGAGAATTTCACTGATCGAGCTAAAAGCAACTGACAGAGGAATCCAGTGGCTTGCGGACTGGCTGAATCAGAGATACAAGATGGCAAGCTGTGTGGTGATCGATGGAAGAAATGGAGTTGACTTCCTGATAGAGAAGATAACACCGGTGTGGAAATATAAGCAGTCAATTGTTCGACCGGCAGCAAAAGAAGTGATAGCAGCGGCGAGTCAGCTATCACAGGAAATCAATGAACAGACTGTAACATGGTATAAATACCAAGAAATACTGAATGAGTCAGCAATTACGTCTGTAAAAAGACCGATTTCCGGTGGCTGGGGATTTGGTGGAGAAAACTCAATCCCGATTGAAGCAGCAGCACTTGCACTCTGGGGATGCCGGACATCGAAACGAAATCCGAGCAGAAAGATGAGGATAGGATAATGGAGTTAAATTTTGGAAGAGTAGAAGGATTACCACCGGAAGAACAACAGTGGCTTCAGGAATTGAAATACATATATGATTATCACAGAAGTGCAAATAGGAAAAAGCGCCGTTATTATAACGGAAAAGTCACACTGAATGAAGTGAATCTTGGGATTGCATTGCCAGCAGGTCTTGGAAAACTTGAGATTGGATGTGCCTGGGGAGCAAAAACCGTTGATGTACTTGCTGGAAGATCGATGTTTGATGGGTTTGTTACAGAAAATGGAACGAAGTCAGAAGATATGGATCAGATTATGAAAAGGAATCATTTGATAGCGGAATACAATAAAGCGGTCAAAGAAGAACTGAAATACGGTTGTGCATTTGCGGTGGTATCCGGAGAGGAAGATGATGCAAGAGTACGGTTTTATTCTCCACATTGTGCTGCAGCTTCGTGGAATGCACACGAAGGACGCATCCGATATGGATTTGCCTTTGAAGATGCGCGAAGAGACGAGTCGGATGTTACATGGTTTCCGGAACACGTAAATTTCTATACAGACACAGACATCTGGGAACTGGATCGGATTGGAGGTACATGGTATGCTACGCAGAATCCCCATGATTTCGGAGAACCCCTTATGGTGGCTCTGATCTGGGACGCAACAAACGATAAACCATTTGGTCAGTCAAGGCTAAAAGAGCCGATCCGCAGGCTAATCCAGGGATATGTAAGAACAGTCGCAAATGCAACGATTGGACTGGAATTTGCAACTTCTCCACAGAAGTATCTGCTCGGGGTGTCAGATGAACAATATGATATGCTGATTGATAATAAATTCAAACAGTATGTTGGAAGTATTCTCTACAGTACCAATAATCCGGAGACTGGGGAAAAGCCGAATTTCGGGCAACTTTCGCAGGGAAATATTGAACCACATGTTCAGATGCTCCGGATGCTTGCTACACAGTATTCAGCGGCAACGGGATTGGCGGTTACGGATGTTGGTGTGATAAATGATGCAAATCCGACTTCCAGTGAAGCAATTATTGCACAGTCACAGACCTTGATCCTTATGGCAGAACAGTTGAATAAATCAAATGGTGATGCATTGTATCGGATTGGACGGATGGCACTTGCAATTGAACTTGGAACGATTCCGGATGAGCTTCCGGAAGAAACACATGAGCTGATTGCACATTTTAAGAATCCGGCAATGCCAAGCGTGGCATCTACTACAGATGCAGCACTCAAAATTGCGACAGCGCGACAAGGATTTGCACAGACAGATATTTTCCTTGAAATGATTGGTTTTGATCAGGCAGATATCCGGCGAATCAGAGCGCAGGAACAGAGAGCAAAAGGAGATGCTATCTTGACGGAGGAATTTGGAAATGCAGATAACGGAGAAGGCGTGGGTGGAATACATAACGAAGATGTCACAGATTAGCCAGAAAGCAGCGGATCTGATGCAGTCCTGGGTTCAAAAGAATGGACTGGAAAATGATAAAGCACTTTTGGACTACGCCTATGCACTGTCACAACACTATGGACAGGCTATCGGTGCATTATCGTGTCAGATGTATGAAGCGACAGCAGCGGCACAGGGAGTAATAGTCCCTACGGCAGAAGTAGCAGATCTCCCGGACTATGGGGAAGTGGCGAAAGCAGTAAAAGGAACAAAAAAGCAGTCTCCGAACAATATTCCCGGAACGCTTGCAAGGCTTGTAAAACAGGTAGGTGCAGATACGACACTGAAAAATGCAGAGCGTGACGGGGCACAGTTTGCCTGGGTACCGCATGGAGATACCTGTGCTTTCTGCATTACACTTGCATCAAGAGGATGGCAGTATATGTCAAAAAAGGCGTTACGGAACGGACATGCTGAACACATTCATGCACATTGTGATTGTGAGTATGCGGTCCGGTTTGATGGAAAAAGCACAGTGGCAGGCTATGATCCGGATAAATATCTGGAAGAATATTACGATGCCAACGGGGATATCAATGAAATGCGGAGAAAGCGATATGCACAGAATAAAGATGTGATCAATGCGAGAAAACGAGAATTATACGCAAGTAAAAAAGCGGAAAAACTTGAAAAATTGAGGCGGTCTGATATACTGATATCAGGAGCGAGAATCACAGATCTGAATAGTGCAGAAGCTGATGAATTTGCGGAGATGTACTATGAAGAGATTAGACATTTTTCAACTGATTCAAAGAAAATAGCAGATAATCTCGGTAAGGAAGAATCTGACATAAGAAAAATTAAGGCATATTTATTTGAAGATGATTCTTTGATAGATCCGGATACGGGAGAAAGCAGGCAGTTTGATCCAGATTGCGCGATTGCACAGAGCTGGCAACGCTTGATGAATGGAAAAGACATTAAACTTCATGACAAAACTTTGATAGAGCATGAGCTGTTGGAAATGAAAATTAAGCAAGAAAATCCGGGCATAGATCATGTAAAAGCACATGAATTGGCATCAGAAAAATATAATTATCCAAAGGAGGCGCTGGAATATTATGGTAATCTTAAAAAACATAAAAAAAGTCAGTGATAGTATTTCGGCAGATTACTATCCAGAGGGAAAAGAGCCGGCAGGTTTTATGGAAATACGAATTCCGGATGGAGAGATTGTAGAACATGAAAATGCAAGCATGTTTGCAGCACCACACGTGAGGCGAGAACTGAAACGGATTGCGAAGATGGATAATCCACCAAAAGAAAAAACGGTAATATGGTATTAAAAGCCACTGATCGGAAACGGTTGGTGGTATTTTTATACTCATTTTTAAGAAAGGATAGGGTAAACGGTATGAAAAAATTATTTATCAGTCAGCCAATGAGAGGAAAGTCTGATGAAGATATTCTGACAGAGCGTAAGAAAGCAATCGAGAGCGCAGAGAAGGCGATTGGTGAGCCGGTAGAAGTGATTGATTCATTCTTCCAGAAAGCACCGGTAGATGCAAAGCCACTGTGGTTCCTTGGAAAATCTCTGGAACTTTTAGCAGGTGCAGATATCGCATATTTTGCGGAAGGATGGCAGGATGCAAGGGGATGCAGAATTGAGCATACTTGTGCTGTTGAGTATAACATTGATCGAATCGAACCGTAGGAAGGTGGTGATCCAGATATCTCCCTTTAAGGCGCAGGGTTACGCGTCTTATTTTTATGGCAACACGTGCCTTAAACGTGGCAACTAAAAACACTCAAATCAGGAGGGAAACAAGATGGCAGATGACAAAACATTCACTCAGGCAGAAATGGATTCCATCATAGAGGGACGCCTTGCGAGAGAAAGACAGAAATATGCAGATTATGATGACCTGAAAGAAAAGGCAAGTAAGTACGATGAGTACCAGGCGCAGAATAAAACGGAACTTCAGAAGGAAAAAGAAAAGTCCGATGCTCTTCAGGCAAAATTAAGCGCACTTGAAAAGAAAGACACTGTGAGACAGGTAAGAGAAAAAGCAGCAAAAGACACTGGTGTACCGGTAGAATTACTGACAGGGGAAGATGAGGAAACCTGTAAAAAACAGGCAGAAGCGATTATGAAATTTGCGAAGCCAAAGAGTTATCCGGGAACTAAGGGAAACAGGAAAAAGACAACAGAGTATAACACAACGGATGATGCAATGAGAGAATTTGCACATCAGATTTTTGGTAAAGGAGAATAAAGAATATGGCAGCACTTATTAGTTCAGATTTTGAAATTCCGGCAGAGATTTCGCAGGGGATTTTTGAAAAAGCACAGAAGGGATCTACTCTGGCGCAGTTATCCGGAGCAAGACCGCAGAAATTTGGAAAGCAGCAGGTATGGGTACTTACATCACCACCGAAAGCAGAACTCGTAGGAGAGGCAGGGCAGAAATCGCCAACACCAACTGCATATGCTCATAAAACAGTAAATCCGTTCAAACTGCAGGTTACCATGAGATTTTCGCAGGAAGTACAGTGGGCAGACGAAGATGTACAGATCGGCGTACTGCAGGATCTGGCGTCAAATGCGTCAATCGCACTGGGAAGAGCATTGGATCTTGTTGGAATTCACAAAATCAATCCGCTTACAGGAACGGTATCAAGCCTTGTAAAAGAAGGGCTGGTTGACACGAAACAGAGTGTGCAGCTTGCAGGCACAAAGTATGATGAAGTAATCGAGGCGGCAGCAGGAATGATCATCTCATCTGGTTATGTACCGAGTGGTATTGCAATGGATCCAACACTTTCCTTTGGCCTTTCCACTATGAGGGATGCGAATGGAAGAAAGATTTATCCGGAAATTGGATTCGGACAGAATCTGACAAATTTTGCCGGAATGACTGCGGCAGTATCTGATACAGTTTCTGCAAAAAATGAAATCACACCGGATACGAAGTTACTTGGAATCGTAGGACAGTTTGATGCGTTCAGATGGGGAGTGCAGAGATCAATTGGCGCTCACTTGATCGAATACGGTGATCCGGATGGACTTGGAGACCTGCAGAGACAGAATCAGATCGCAATTCGTGCAGAAATTGTATATGGAATTGGAATAATGGATCAGGCAGCATTTACAAAGATCGTGAAGGCGGAAGGGTAATATGAAATATTTATACAAACAAACTGGAATAGTAGTGGAGTCTGACGATGTGTTAGACTCCACAATGTTTAAGCCGATTATTGAAGAAAAAACCGAGGATTTGATCGAGGATAGCGAAACAGAAACAGGAGTTGCAGAAGCCGAAAATACAGAAGAACCTGTGGAAGAACTCGAAGAACCGACAGAAGACTCAGTGATTCCAGATATAGAAGAACCAGTCGAAGCAAAGAAAGAGGCATCAGCTAAGAACACCAGAAAGAGAACGCAAACAGCGAAAAAGTAGGTGATACAATGATATACGCATCAATCGAGGATATTTGGAGACGAAAAGGAACAGATATTTCGGATACAGATTATGTAACGGCACTCTTAGAGGATGCAGCGATCATCATTGATGCATATAACCGCAATGCTACAGACGAGGCAAAGAAATTAGTGTCATGCAACATGGTTATTCGGACGCTCGGAAGCAGAGAGGAAGGTGTACCTATTGGAACGACACAGACAACTACGACAGCAATGGTATATTCGCAGACCTGGACAAATGCAAATGGAAGCGGCGAATTGTATCTGACTAAATTGGATAAGAAAATCCTTGGTGTCGGGAATCGAATTGGCTATTTTAATCCATATTCGGATTTGATGCAGGAGGAAGAGGCTAATGATTAAAGGAATACCGGTGAAGCTTTACGAACGGACCGCAAGTGGGACAGATACATTCGGACATCCGATATATACAGAGGCACCTGTGACCGTGGAAGACGTGTTGGTTGCTCCAGCATCGACAACAGAAGTGCTGGATATGCTTAATATTACTGGAAAAAAAGCAGTCTACAATATCGCGATTCCAAAAGGAGATACGCATACCTGGCAAGACTGCAGAGTGGATTTTTTTGGTGCATCATGGCGGGTAATTGGATTCCCTCAGCAAGGAATTGAAGAAAATATTCCTGGAAGATGGAATCAGAGATGGATGGTAGAGTGTTATGGCTAAAACGAAAGTTGAGTTAAATCGATCCGGTGTAAGAGAGTTAATGAAATCTGCAGAGATGCAGGCGATTTTACTGGAACAGGCAAATCAAATATCATCCGATGCAGAAAAAGAGTCGTATGTTGCGCAAACAAGAGCGGTTGTAAAAATAAATGGAGATGATGGAAACAACAGCTTGTTGAAAGCGATGGGTAGAAAAAATGATCGAAGAAAAGGTTAGAAAATATCTGGAAGCCATGCTTGATATTCCGGTAAGGATGGAAGAAGAGCCGGGACTTCCAGAGGAATATATCCTAATTGAAAAGACTGGATCCGGTGAAGAAAATCATATTGCAGCAGCAACTCTTGCAATCCAGTCTTATTCAGGATCCCTTTATGGGGCGGCATCACTCAATGAAAGAGTGAAAGAAGCAATGGAAAAAATTGTTGAAATGGATGATATCAGTAAGTGCCAGCTTAACAGCGACTACAACTATACGGATACAACAAGGAAGAAATATCGGTATCAGGCTGTATATGATATGGTTCATTTCTGATGAAGGAGGATAAAAATGTCAGATGCTAAAAATGTAAGTACAGGCAAGCCGAAAGTAGGCGGCGCGATTTTTAGAGCACCGCTCGGAACAACATTGCCAACAGATGCAACCACAGCATTAGATGCAGCATTTAAGTCACTTGGATATTGTTCGGAGGATGGACTCACTAATTCTAATAGTCCGGAAACTGACAACAAAAATGCTTGGGGCGGCGACACTGTATTGAATATGCAGACCAGTAAGAAAGATAATTTTAAGTTTACGATGATCGAAGCCTTGAATGTAGAGGTCCTGAAGAGCGTTTACGGAGATGATAATGTTACCGGAACACTTGAGGAAGGGATTACGGTAAAAGTAAATGCAGATGAAGCGGAACAGAATGCGTGGGCTGTGGATATGATTCTGAAAGACGCAGTGAAGCGTATCGTTATTCCGTGTGCAAGCATTACGGAAGTCGGAGACATTGTATATAAGGACGATGATGCGATTGGATACGAGACAACGTTATCGGCAGTACCGGATGCGGACGGACAGACACATTACGAATATATTAAGGGGAATAAGAAATAATGAAGGGAAAAACAAGCAGTGGTTTTGAGTATGAGTTAGATGAAGCGGCGTTGGATGATTATGAACTTCTGGAAGATCTATGTGAAATGGATGAAGGAGACATGACAAAAACAATCAGCGTATTAAACCGTCTTCTTGGAACAGAACAGAAAGAACGTTTGAAAGAACATTTACGAATGGAGAACGGAAGGGTACCGGCGTCGAAAATGATGAATGAAATTGGAGAAATTTTCGGAAATATAAAAGAAGGAAAAAACTCTTAGCCCTCGCCTACATGCTTAATTTAGATAAGGACGCACTTTTGTGTGATCTTGCAGAAACATATCATATCTATGATTATAAGTCGTTACCGTGTAGAATGGTAGCGACTTTTTCTTGTGGGTTGAGGGGAAATTCGAGAATTAAAATGAAAATAGCAGGGATTGAGCCGATACCGGAACAAATGCTTATGGCGGCTATTGCGGATGGAACGCGCACGACTGCCTGGTTGCAATCTGAGGATGGAGCGACCGGGAAAAACCGTCCGAAGTCATTGCTTGGAATGATCCTGGGCGATGGAAAGGAAAAATCTAAAGAAATTCAGACGTTTGATTCTGGAGAAGATTTTGACAGAGAATGGGCGAGATTGACGGGAAAGGAGGGATAAGATGGCTACGGAACTTGCAAAAGCGTATGTGCAGATCATACCATCGGCGGTAGGAATTCAGGGAAGAATTCAAAAAGAAATAGAGCCGGAAGCAGACTCAGCCGGAAGTTCTTTTGGCGGGAAAATGGTTGGCATGATCAAAAAGGTTATTGCCGCAGCAGCAATCGGGAAAGCTCTGTCAGCAAGCATCAGTGAAGGTGCAGCACTCGAACAGAGTCTTGGTGGAATCGAAACATTATTTAAAGATTCTGCCGATAAAGTGAAAGCAAATGCGGCAAAAGCCTACCAGACAGCAGGAATGAGTGCAAATGACTACATGGAACTAACTACAAGCTTTTCAGCGAGCCTTCTTAGTTCCCTTGCTGGCGACACCTCCAAAGCTGCAGATGTGGCAGATATGGCAATGGTAGATATGTCTGATAATGCGAATAAGATGGGAACCAATATGGAAGACATCAAAAATGCATATCAGGGATTCGCCAAACAGAACTATACAATGCTGGACAACCTGAAGCTTGGATATGGTGGTACGAAGTCGGAGATGGAGCGTCTCTTAGCAGATGCACAGAAAATCAGTGGCGTGGAATACAATATTGATAATCTATCAGATGTCTACAGTGCGATTCACGTGATCCAGGGACAGTTGGATATTACCGGAACGACAGCAAAAGAAGCGGCAACGACTATATCTGGATCGTTCAACCAGATGAAAGCAGCGGCTAAAAATGTAATGGGAGAAATTGCTCTGGGAATGGATGTAGGACCGGCACTTAATGAACTGGCGAATACGATCATAACCTTTGCGGTTGGAAATCTGCTTCCGGCAGTATGGAATGTTATATCTGCACTTCCATCAGCAATCGTTACATTTGTAACGGCACTCGGTCCACAACTGTTTGCTGCAGTGTCTGGACTGATTCCGCAAATTGCAAGCGGAATCACAACAGGAATACCGACTCTTTATCAGAGCGCAATGCAGCTTATGGATCAGTTTAATATCGGAATCCAGGAGAAACTCCCGATCTTGTTGCAGAAGGGTGTGGATTTCATAACAAACATTGTGAATGGAATCTTGCAAAATTTACCGCAAGTAATAACGATGGCGGGCAATGTTATTACATATTTTGCCAACACAATTATCTCGATGCTTCCAACAATATTGAGTGCTGGTGCAAGATTACTTTTAAGATTGGTAAATGGAATTATAAATAATCTGCCACAAATTGCTCAGGCTGCAGCAACTGCAATTGTGCGTTTTGTAGCGTCAATTGGACAGAATCTTCCACAGATTCTCCAGAGTGGTATTACAATTATCGGCAAACTGGCGGCAGGTTTGATACGTGCCATTCCGAATTTGGTTGGACAGATACCGGCAATTATCAGCGCAATTGTGAATGCTTTTACGAGCCAGAACTGGGGAAGTATTGGAATCAATATCATAAGCGGTATCGCATCCGGACTTCGTTCGGCGGCACATATGCTATGGGATGCTGTAAAAGGTGTTCTTGGTGGATTTAAAGAAAATGTTCTGGCATTCTTCGGAATTCACTCACCGTCACGTTGGGGAGCTTATGTTGGAGAGATGATCGATACCGGAATTGCGAATGGATTGATTGGCAAGACAACATTAGTATCCAATGCGGCAGCAGAGCTTCAGAAGTCTGTAAAAAAACCAATTGGAACAAGTATGAACGTTGCAATTTCTGGCAAAAGCAGCACTGAAAGTCAGAACAGCACGATTGCAGAGAAGCTGGAAGCATTACTGGAATATTTAAAAACAACATCCAGACGTGGAGACGGCAGTATAGTTATAAATTTAAATGACAGAGAAGTAGCAAGAGCTTTGAGGGAAATGGGGGTTGTGTTTGAATGATCGAGATTAAATATGTATGCTCCAATGGAGAAAAATACAATCTGATCGGAGACAAAATGAGAGCAACCTCCGGATATTTCCATGCTTATGAGTGGACACCTAATACAACAGAAAGAGAAATGGGTGTAACGGTGAATGCTTTTGCAAAAGAACCGGTGACGTATGATATTACTCTTACCGTGAGAGGCAAAGAAAAAGAAAGAAAGCGGATCCTTAATAAGCTTACGAATGCTTTTGAATACGATGTGGTCAATCTGACTCCAGGAAGAATTTACTATGGCGAATACTACATTGATGGATATGTAAAAAAATCAAGCAATGAAGTATCGGGTGAAAATAATAGTCGTACAGATTGCAAGATAGAAATATACTGCCCGTATCCATTCTGGTCGATGGAGCAACAGGAAAGCTTTTATCCTGATTCTGCAAATAAAGGAAAGCCATATACATTCTTAGACTATCCGATAACGTATAATTATGATTATTCAAGAAAGAGTGCCGGAACGCAGAACTGGATTATCGATCATTTCCGAGATAATAACTTTGAAATGGTAATATATGGTCCATGCACTGATCCAAGAATACTGATAAACGGTTATCCTTATCAGATTTATGAGACGTTAGAAGCAGGTGAATATATATTAATCGCCAGCAGAGAGAAGACGATCACAAAGCATCTGAGAAATGGAACTGTGCAAAATATTTTCGCAAAAAGAGCGAAAGACAAAAGCGTATTTGCACTGATTCCGTCTGGCGTACTGACTCTTAACTGGAGTGGTGAATTCGGCTTTGATATTAAGGTATACAAAGAAAGGAGCGTGCCGGAATGGAATTGATCTATACGGATCCGATAGGCAAAGAGCTCGGATATATCTTAAATGCAAATGTAGACATGGAAATCGGAGAAGATGAGAAAAGCTCAATCAATGATTTTGAGATCGAATTTAAGAGATCCGGTTGGAATGGTACGGTTGAGTTCGGAAGTCAGGTGTATGTTCCGGACACAGAGTATGGCGGAATAGTTCGGGAGGTAACTACAAGCACAAAAGCGAATAGTATCACCGTAAAGGGATATACCTGGCGTGGAATGATGACGAAAAAAATAATCAAGCCGGAAGAAGGACAGGATTATGCGATAGCATCCGGAGAAATAAATGAAATCATCAAAGGAAAAGTAGAAGAAGCATTTCCGGGCTTTTTCTACGGAGTTGTTGAAGATACAGGCATTCAGTTGATGAACTATCAGTTTGACCGATATTGTACGTTACATGAAGGTTTAAGGAAGATGCTGCAATCCGTAGGTTACCGCTTGGAAATCAAGTATATTCAAGGCGATAAATACGAAATGGGCTATGTTCAAGTAAGGGCTGTTCCTATCGTAGATTATTCATCAGAATACGAATTTTCAAACGATCAGAACATGAATTTTACGATGGATGACAACAAAAGAGGCGTGAATCACTTAGTATGCCTTGGAAAAGGAGAGTTAAAAGACCGCCTGGTTATCCATTTGTATGTCGACGAAAAGGGAAACGTAGGACAAACGCAGTACTATCGAGGAATTGATGAAATCGAAGAAACTTACGATAGCTCCGGATCAGAATACGATGACCTACTCAAAAATGGAATTGCGAAACTTACAAATTCCAAGAATAAGACAGAATATGACATGACGATGGAGAAAATAGAAGGAAGTATGGATATTGGAGACATCGTTGGTGGCCGAGATTATCTAACCGGTGCCAGCATGAAGAAGCCGATCGGAAGGAAGATATGGACGATTTCAGCTGGCAAAGAAAAAGTAGAGTATAAATTGGAAGGAGAGTCTTAATGGATATAATTACAGGATATACCGGAAGTCCACATGTTACTGCAGAACAGGACAGAGATATCAATATTGGAATTTTTGGAAATGAATCTTATGTGCTGCAAACAGGATCACAGTTGACTGCGGAAGTATCGTCAAACAATGAGATTAAAGTAAGAGATGGTGTGATCATGCATCAAGGGTGTGCTGCATCGATTAAAAAGAACACATACGATTCTCTCACCATTACAAATGGATCACAGGGAATGAAAAGGGTAGACCTTATCGTTGCCAGATACAGTAGAGATCCAAGTACAAATGAAGAATCACTTACCTTGAAAGTAATCCAGGGAACACCAAGCGAAAACAGTCCGACTGTACCAGGTTATACAACAGGAGATATACAGTCAGGAGATCTTGTAGCAGACATGCCACTTTACCAGGTCATTCTCAATGGACTTAATATCACGGAAGTTAAGAAGTTGTTTAGTGTGCAGGGATCCATTGCTGAATTAAGTAGCAAATTAGTAAATATAAATTCCAAAATAACAACCACGAATGCGAATTTAGCCAAAACTAACACTGTTTTAGAAAACAGAAAACCAATAATCGTTGATTCAACTGCGCAAGGAACAGTAAATTGGGATACCAATAGCTTTTTGAAAGCTGGCATTACATATGCCTTTATCGTTACAGTTTCCTCCAATATCAGCAGTGAAAGCTATAAACAGGAAATCTCTTGTGCATTAAACAATGTAAATATGGGAAATAACGGAAACTATTACAAATTAGTTTCTACTTTTGCAGGAAAATGTAGCAAAGGCGATAAGCTTCATATTACTTCGTATAAAAATGGAGGCACATGGGCTCTTTTTGCGACAAGAGCTATTTTTATACCAGTTAGCTAAAATAAGCCGTTGCTGCAATCATTACAAATGAGGCACTATCTGTACCGCTGATATATACTCCACCATTTTTTATGTATATACGTGCTTGTGTTCCAGCTGATCCACCATTATGCATAGCTATCGGGATAAGACACTCGTATGTGTTATAACCATTTGGTGTCATTCCTGACGGGACATTTCCTAGATATTGATCGTTTGCAAATTTTCCATTATCTGAAAATCTTATCGATCCAGCAACAAATACCACGTGACCTATTTTGCGGAATTTTAGCTTTTCTGAAAGATTATTTGCATTAGTCATATATTTCCAACCAGAATCGGCAGTTGCCGTTTTCAAATTGGTATTTGTAGTTGCTAATTCTGTGCTCAAAGCAGATATTTTTGCATTTGCATTTGTCAAATTGCTACTTAATTCAGTACGCCAGTTGATATACTGAAAGCAAAAAGGAGAGACGTATGGAAGCAAAAATAATGGATGTATTGCGAAGAATGCAGCTGATTCTTGATGAAGTACAGCTGCGGGAGCTAAAAGAAGTGCTGCAGATGACATTTACCGGGTGCAGAGTGATCCAGGAAACGGACCTGCAGGTTGTAGACAGGAGCTGGGAAGTGGATCTGGAAGAGTTTCTGATGAGTAAAGCACTGGAAGGAAAAGCATCAAAGACAGTGAAGCAATATCGGTATGAACTAGTTCGGTTACTGACCTATATCAATAAGCCAGTGAAGAACATAGATTCTGGAGATATTTCTGGATTCATGCGGGCTTATAAAATGATCCGCAAGGTAGCAAACCAGACACTAAAGAATGTCCGCGCAGTGTATAGCAGCTTCTTCGTATGGCTGCGAGATCGTGACCGGATTCGGAGAAATCCGATGGTGCTGGTGGAATCTATAAAAGTAGAAAAGAAGATCCGGAAACCATATACTGATGAAGAACGGGAGCGGATGCTGCGTAAATGTAGCAGTCTCCGGGATAAAGCGTTACTAGAATTCCTATATAGCACAGCAGTCAGAGTATCGGAGCTTTCAGAGATTAACAGGGAAGATATCCGGTATGCGAATAAAGAGCTGATTGTATATGGAAAAGGAGCGAAAGAAAGGACGGTGTACATCAATGAACGAACCAACATGTACCTGAAAGAATATCTGGAAAGCAGAAAAGACAATGATCCGGCGCTATTTGTCGGAAGCAAGAAACCGAATAGCCGGCTGACGAAAACAGGAATTGAGGATATCATCCGGCGGATCGGAGAGAAGGCGGGCGTAGAAAATGCACATCCGCATCGATTCCGGAGGACGGCTCTGACAAATGCACTGAACCGCGGAATGCCTCTGCAGGAGGCTATGATATTTGCGGGACACGCAAAGTCAGAGACAACCATGCGATATTGTACAGTGAATCAGGAAGGTGTACGGTATCATCACTTTAAATATTTAAGCGCATAAGTAAATAAACTTATTTATTTACACTCGGCATTGGTCGGGTGTTTTTGTTATGCGCTTTTATATATGTAACTTTATCAACCAGTCAAAGGAGGGATTCTGAACTAAGTAGCAAAATAACAGC